TTGTCAGCCTCTCCAGTTCGTCCAGTTCGGCTTTCGTCAGCGGCTCGATCTTCTCCAGAATCAAGGTGATTCGTCGGTTGACGGCGCTCAATGGTTCTTCATCCGTAAGCATCTCGTCCCAGCCGCCTTGGCGGATCCAGTAGTAGACGATACGGATATTTGGCAGCTTCAAATGCGCCTGGATTTCCTTCACCGAACAGCGGCGCAGGTAGAGGCGTTTTGCGGCTTCTTTGACTTCGGTCGGGTAATTCATGGGCCGCAGTCTATGCGGCGAAAACGCCGGAAACGCTGGGTTTAATCCCATCATTCGCCTATATCCGGAAAATAGGAGATCGCCGAAAACCAACCGTTTGTTTGGGGCAAATCGGCTCCCTATCGTGGCGGCTCATTCAGTGATTGAGCGCAGTTACCCACCATGCCCCGTTCCCTTATCTCCTACTGGAAACGTGTTGCCACCAGCGGCCCGACCGTCGATGGCCGCGAGATACTCCCCCAGGAACTGCGCGACATCGCTGAGACCTACACCCCGGCCAAATACACCGCTGTGATCTGGTGTGACCACGAACGCTGGACAGGCTCGCACGGCACCGTATTTGCCGTGCGCCTGGTGGAAGAGGGTGAGGATCTGGAACCGGGGCAAATTGCGCTGGAAGCGCAGCTGAAACCGAACGACCGCCTGCTGTACCTCAACGATCAGGGCCAGAAGCTGTTCAGCAGCATCGAAATCACCCCGAATTTTGCCGGCAGCGGCAAGGCCTATCTGACCGGGCTGGCGGTGACTGATTCGCCGGCCAGCCTCGGCACGCAAGAGCTGTATTTCTCCAACCGAACCAGCCGCGCCGCGTACTACGCCGCATCGCTGGAGTTGGGCCCTCTACCCGTGACTAAGACCAAATCTGAGACCGAGCCGCAGGGCGAGATCGGGCGCCTCGCCGCCATGTTCACCCGCTTGTTCAAGCGTTTCGGCATTGAAGAAACGTCCGCCGAAACCACCCCGCAAACCCCAACCGAGAGCAAACCCCCAATGGATGAAGCTACCGCAACGGCTTTGAAAGCCCTGCTGGCCCAGCTGCTGGTCGTCGCTGCCGGCATTCAGGCCGTGATCGAGCCTGCCGCCGAAGACGCACCAGAACCCGATCAAGCCCCGATCGATGACGTCAGCGCTGCAGTAGACGAGATCGTGACCACTGCCGAAGAGGAGCGCGAATTCAAGCGTAACGGTGGCGGCAATAAGGCTGTGCTGGCTGCGTTGGCCGGCCTGCAGAAGCAATTCACTGCGCTGCAGAACACAACGACCGGACGTCAGTTGCCGCGCAATTCCGGCCCGACTGACAAAACCAAAGCGCGGGTGCTCTGACCATGGCCCGTTCCCTGAGCGCCTACGGCGCCAAGATGTACGCCGAAATGCAGCTGGCGATCGCCGAGACCTACGGTGTCGAGCTGGCCAGCAAGATGTTCTCCGTTGAGCCGTCGATCGCCCAGGAGCTGAACGACGCCATTACCGCCAAAGCGGACTTCCTGCAGCGCATCAACGTCATTCCGGTGAGCGAGATCAAGGGCGAGAAGGTGTTTATTGGCGTGTCTGGCCCGGTGACTGGCCGCACCAACACCAAGACCACCGATCGCGTGGCGAAAGACGCATCGGCGCTGGAGAACAGCACCTATGAACTGTCGTCGACCGAATCGGACGTGGGGCTGCCCTACGCGAAGATCGATGCCTGGGCCAAGTTCCCGGACTTCCATCAACGCTACTCCGCCGCCGTGCAGAAACAGATCGCCCTGGATCGCATCATGGTCGGTTTCCATGGTGTGAAAGCGGCTGCGCAGACCGACATCGAAGCCTATCCGATGCTGCAGGACGTGAACAAAGGCTGGCTGCAGCAGCTGCGTGAACAGGCGCCGCAGCAGGTACTCAAGGAAGGCAAAACACCCGGCAAGGTCACCATGGGGCCGGGCGGTGATTACGAGAACCTGGACGGCCTGGTGCATGACACCAAGCAAATGGTGGACGAGCGTCTGCGCGACGGCGGCGACCTGGTTGCGATCATCGGCACCGACCTGCTGGCTGCTGACAAGGCGAAGCTGTACGCCAAACAGGGCGACACCCCGACCGAAAAAGAGCGCATCGAGGACGCCCAGGTGATCGCGACCTACGGTGGTCTGCCGAGCTTTAGCGTGCCGTTCTTCCCGGTCAACGGCGTCCTGGTCACCAGTTGGGACAACCTGTCGATTTACTTCCAGGACTCCAGCTGGCGCAAGCAAACCGTGGATAACCCGAAGCGTTCCCGCGTTGAAGACTACAACAGCCGCAACGAGGGTTACGTGATCGAGCAGCTGGAAAAGATCGCGCTGACCGAGAACGTGGAGCTGGTGAAGTGAGCCTGGCTCTCGCACATAAGCGCCGCACCCTGGCTATGGGAACCGCTGCAGTGATCGCTGCTGCAGCGGCACCGCTGGCGTATTCGCCAGCGGAAGCCCTGAGCAGTCCGGCCAACGCGAAAAAGCACCTGCTGCTGATGGAAGCCTCGCTGGATGAAGACCTGAAGCGCTTGAGCGATTTGAAAAACTTGGCGAGCAAACAAACGCTTAAGCGAGCTGAGTTGCTGCCCAAGTACCAGGACTTCATCCAGCGCTACATGGATTCGGGCCTGGTGATGCCGAACCGCGTATTGGTGCAGGTAATGATCTGGCTGTTCGACACCGAGCAATTCGAAGACGGCCTGGAACTGGCGGACTTCGCGATCGAGCAGGGCCAGGAGATGCCGGAGCGCTTCAAGCGCGACGTGCAGACCTTTGTCGCGGATGCAGTGATCGACTGGGCCTACGCCGAATACAACGCCCAGCGCAGCCCGGAACCTTACCTGTCCGATCTGCTGCCGCGTGTTGACGGTGAGTGGAATCTGCCCGAGCAGATTCCGAGCAAGTACCACAAGTTGATTGGCATGCGCGCCATGGAAGCCGAGCAGTGGGAAACCGCGCTCAAGCACCTGGAACGCTCCACCGCGCTTTACGCGAAAGCCGGCAACGAAACGCGCATTGCGAAGTGCCGAAAGGCGATCGCCAAACAACCACCCGCCGTCACCGGCGCCCAATAACTGACTACCCCCCCCAGCGGGGACCTGTGGACGTGTGTCTGCCATTTATGGCCAGCCTCACGAAAAACAGTCTCCCCGCCCTAATTCGAGCGGTCAGCAATGAGCTTTTCCGGGAAACCCACCACCTTTGTGGAACAGATCATCGAGAACGACGGCTTCTGGCCGGATCTCTCCGTGTCCGAATTCCAGAAGGGTTACCGCCTGCCGGCGGAATTCCTGGGCGATCTGCTGACCGACGCGCTGAGCATCGCCATGGCCGAGGTCAACAGCGACTTGGCCAAGCTCAAATCCAGCTGGCTGGCGGCGGGCATTACCACCGTAGAAAAAGCCGATCCGATGTCGCTGCCGGAACGTGCCTGGAAAGCGAAGTTGTACAAGCGCGCCGTTTATTGCCGCGCCAAGGCCAGCGCCCTGCAGCAGTTCGCCACCGTGACTCGCCGCGAGAGCGCCGAGAACATCGGCAAGGAAGCGCCGGAGCGTGAAGACACCTTTCTGGCGTTCAGTCAGCAAGCAGTACGCGCTCTGCAGGGCCGTGGCCGCATCACGGCGGCGCTGCTATGACCAAGCTGCAAGGACTGACCACCTACCTTTTGAAACGCCGACTAGTTGCGCCTGAACAGCTCGACAGCTTCACCGAGCAGGTAAAGCTTTCGCTGATCTGGAAACCCGACGTCGGCGGCATGCACTTCGCGGATATGCACTATCGCGCCGCGATTGTGCTTGAGCGCTTTGCCGATCATCCGGCACGTCTGATGGCCCTGATAGGCAGCTGGCTGGAAAACCACGACGGTGATCGCGACCGCCACGAATTGCCGGCGCCGGAATTCGCCGTGGAGCCGGTCGACACCGACCTATTCGACGTGGAAGTAACGCTGGAATTCGTTGAACCGCAGTACCTCTCCGAAGATCCGGACGGCGAAGTCGAGGCCTTCGGCAAGACCTGGGCTTTCATCCCGTTTGACCTGTGGGTCGCTGAGCATGGCGAGGTGGCCACCAATGGCGGGGCGTAGCACGTTCGAACTCGACGTACTGGGGCGCCTGGGCGTGCGCGAGCAACTGGCATTGCTGGCCATGCCGCCCCAATTACGCCGCCGGTTGTTGAACCAAGTCACCAAGCGCGTGCGGACGATGAGTCGCAAACGTCAGCGTGCCCAGCAGAACCTTGACGGCTCGGCGTTCGCTCCGCGCCAGGGCGACGGCAAGGGCAAAAAGAAGATGGAAGCCGGCCTGGCCAAGCTGATGGTGGTCACTCGACTGACCGCTGATGAAGCGGAACTGGGCTGGAAAAACGCCCTGACCCGATGGGTCGCCGCCCAGCAACACAACGGCGTC